ACTTGTCGACCATCCACGGCTTGATCCGGCGGCCGAGGCCGAAGCGGTCGTTGGTGCAGATGCCATAGGTGACCCAGGCCGGGTTGTCGGTCCAGGCCTCCTTGAAGGTGCCGTCCCACACGCCGATGTAGGCGCGGCTGTCCGGGTCGTAGTTGCTCGGCACCGGCCACTTGCGGCCATGGCATTCCACGGTCACGGCCGGGATGTTGCGGAACTGCTCGGCGGAGAACTCGATGTACAGCAACGCGGTGTTGGGGTAACGCAGCTTGGCGTCGATCACCTCGGTCAGGCCGGCGAGCTGCATGGTGTCGGCGACCTTGTTGTTGTTCTGGTTCGCCGTCAGCCGGCGCACGCGCAGGGTCCAGCCGGTCGAGGCCTTGGGCAGGTCGATGCGCCGGGTGCGCTCGTAGGTGCTGGTGGTCTTGCCGTGCACCGCGTCCTTGAGCACTTCCTGGTAGGCGCCGCCGTCGGTGGCGACTTCGACGACATACTCGATGCGATGACCGTTGATGTTGCCGGCGCTGTCCATGGCCTGCAGCGCCGGCCAGGCGAAGCGCAGGCGCACCGCCGACAGGCGGGTATCATCGATGGCATGCACCCAGGGCTTGTCGCTGCGCAGCTCGATGCCCTGGCTGATCTCGTTGTCCACCGACGGGATGCCGGGAATGTGGGGTTGCTCCACCGAGCCGCTGCGCCATTCCCATTTGACGCCTGGGAAGTTGTAGTTGCCCTGCTCGTCCATCAACGGCGTGCCGTCGAGGTAGATGTCACGGGCGGTCGGGGTGCCGGCGAACTCGCCCTCGCCGATGGCCAGGAGCATCTTGGCGACGGCGATGGAGCGCAGGCTGTCCGGTGCCTCGACTGGGGTCTTGGGCTTCTTCTGACCACCTTTGCGACCGGTGATCACGGGTCTGTTGGTTTCGCCCATCTCTTCCTCCAGGCGTAAAAAAACCGCCTCCGAGGCGGCTGGATGAATCGGGCCGGGGATTGCTCTAGCCCATGGAATGCAGGCTGAACAGCACACCCTGCTCGCCCAGGCTCGGTGCCCTCTAGTACCGCACCCGCGCCGCAGCCAGGTCCACCGCCACCACCGTGCAAGGAATCACCAGGCATGCCAGCATGCGGTCGTGCATCGCCGTGGCGTAGCTCATGCCAGGTCCTCCGGCGCCCAATAGGCGGGCTGGTTACCGGGGCCGATGTCCGGGTCGAGTCCCAGCAGCAGGCTACCAGGCGGCTGCTCGGGCCAGTCCCAGCGCGGCTCGCCGAACAGGATTGGCTGTTCCCAGCGCACCTTCCAGCCGGCGCCGTCGTACTGCGCCTGAACATTGCGGCAGGCTTCGACGAAGTCCAGCCCCCACAGTTGCTGACGCAGCAGGTCCATCAGCTGCGCGGCCAACTCGCTGCCCTGCAGCCGCGCCTCGGGTTGGGTCGGATCCAGGGTGATGTCGGCCTCGAAGGTGGTAAGCAATACCGAGCGGCCATCGCGTGGTGAGCCGTCGGCAATCATGCGCAAGATGCCATGGCGCAGAGCGGGCAGCGCGGGCATTGTGTCGGTGCGGTCCTGGCCGTCGACTGAGGCCAGCGCCGGCAGCGCTTCGCGCACCCTGGCAGTCAGCGTCGCACTGAGTATGGAGAGCTCGCTCATGGGCGATTCCTCATGCAGGAAAGTGGCGATCATTGCGGTGCGGTTGGCCACTCGAGGGTTTCAGGAAAACCGTCCTGGTCGGCCAGGCGGTTAAGCGCCACGCGGTAGCGCTTCCAGGCCCTGAGGTTGTCCAGTTCCAGAGCGCTGGCCTCCTCCAGGTCAACGGCATCCTGCAGGGGGGCAATGACTTGATCGGCCTGGGCGCGCCGTTTGGCGATCTCGCGCAGGGCAGCGGCCAGTGGATCAGGCTGCGGCTCTGGTAGCGGCTCGAGCGGTAACGGCTCGACGGCCACGTGCAAGGTCAGGCTGTGCTGCAGGTCGCTGGCGACACCGTCGCGGCTGACGCTTACCTCCAGCGTTGGCGCGACATACTGGATACGCACCTCGACACCGGCATCCAGCGGGTTGATCACATAGCCCCAGCCCTCCGGTGGCGGCGCCATGCCGAGGGTGCCTTGCACCCGGTATTCACCGATGCCGGCCTTGTGGCTGCTGATCGTGCTGCGCCCCAGGGAAGTCACGTCGATGACCTCGCCGGTCGGGCCGTTGAGATTGATTGCGGCTCGGGTCATGGTCAGATCGCCTTGAGGGTGCCGTCGGCGGCACGGGTGGTATTGCCGGTGTGGTAGATGACGTTGAACGTGGCCGTGGCGAAGCTGCCCGAACGCAGGACCAGGCGAGCCTCCGGAGACTGGCCGAAGAACAGCTGCGCCCCGCGGAACTCGGCCTCGCTGTAGGGCACCGTCAACACCGAGCCGTAGCCGATGCCGGTGGCGCCGACATACTGGGTGTTGGGTGTGATCAGGGAGAAACCACCCTCCATCCGGTTGATCGAGTCGCTGTAGGGAGACGATTTGCCACCCACGCCAAACGCCCCGACCTCCAACAGGTTGCCTGCCGCCTGCCCGACATTGCGAGTCGCGGCGGTGCCCAGGCCCAAGGCCGCGCGAGCCTCGACGGCACTCTTGCCGCCAGTGCCTCCCTGGGCGAGGGTCAAGGGGGTGACAAGGCCAGTTAATGCCTTGATATCAGCGTTGTTGCCTGCCGCGGCCTTGGTGGTCTGCAGGTTGGCGTCGGCTTGGTAGAGTTCGTCGAAATTGGCGACGGCCTTGACCCAGGCGGTGCGCTGGGTGTCGCCGCCGGTACCGCCGGGGGCGGTACCGAGGTTGATAGTCTGCTTGGCCATGTGTACTTCCATGCTGGGCCGTTCGCCAGCCGCTGGCTGGCGCTACGGGTAGGAGAAAGGTTGCCGCCGGGGAACGCGCGCCATCGTCAGTAGCCGGAAACGCTCGCAATGATTAGCGGCGCCAGCGGACCGGGCTCGGGATCGGAAATGCTCGCGTTGGGCTCCAGGAACATTTCGTCGGACCAGTTGCTGTCCTCGATAACCGCCAGGCGACGTCCCAGGCTGACCCTGCCGTGATCGACACGAATCATGTCGCGCTGGACAAACGTCGTGGTGTGGAATGGCGGGACCAGGTAGTAACGGCGGTAGTACGCCAGCCCGGCGGCATAGGTGTTGCCAGGTACCACCGGGAAGCTCATCCCGGCCTTGGTCAACGGCCCGGCATAGGCGATGCGCAAGGTCTTGTGGCTGGAGTCATAGAGCAACTCACCGGTTGCCGAGTAACTCTGCAACCCCCATTTGCTGGGCATGATCGGCGCCTTGGCGAACACGTAGATCGTGATGACCGTGGGGTTGAAGCAGGCGAACCGCACCACATCCTTGTGCCCCAGCCCGTACTCCACCGAGATGTACTGGCCCTGGGTATCCCCCAGCAACAGCACACCGTGAGCAGGCAAGGTCACATCGGCGCCGGCCATCAAGGTTCGATTGAACGGGTCGAACCCCTCGACCAGCGCGACCGTGCGCTTGTGCACCAGGCTGAGCACCGGATTGTTGCCCGTCAGTTGAATGTGATTGCCCTCGGCAAAGACTTCCAGCCCCATCAGAACACCCCATAGATAATTTTCACCGAAACGCTGTAGCCGTACTGCGCATAGGCGCCCGTAAAGCGGAACGCCGGGAAGCTCCAGCTGAGCGTTTGCCCCTGGAGCTTGACCACCGGATAGATCAGCTCATAGGGCAGCTGAAAGTTCGGTGGCCGTGACGGCAACACCTCGGGGTGGAAGAAATAGAACGGCTCGCCACGCGCCAGCTCCGGCACGATCAGGCTGCCTGCGCGGGTCCCGGTCACCACCGAGCCGAGCAGGGTGCCCAGTCGGTTGCTGGTGTCCAGGTTCGGGCTTGCGTCTTCATTCCAGGTTTGCAACCCGAGCTTCATCCATCACCCCCAGATACCCATGCGTACACGCAGGGTGTTGTTGGCATCGAAGATCTGGATCAGCTGGTTGGTGATCACCAGGCGGCCCTGACCATCCACCGAGCCGTTGATCTCGAACGCGCCGCTCTTGTCCAGGCGCCAGCCGGTGCGGCCGGCGACGTAATTGTTCGACTGGATCACGTTGCCGATCTTGGCACTGGAAATCGTGCCGTCCTGGATCAGCGCCGAGTTCATGAAGACCTGGCCATTGTTCACCGAGAACGGCGTGAACAGCTGCCCACCGGCCTGGGTGCCGACCACCGAGAAGTTGTCGGCGCGCACCAGGAAGCGGCTCTGCTTGTCCTCGATGCCCAGCGACACGCCAGCGGCCACGTACTGGCCGTCGTTGGTCACCTCCATCTTCACCGACCACATCGTCGACAGTTTCTTGTCGATCCCGACCTGGGCCTGGCTGATCTGCTGCACCGAGGCGTTGGTCTGGCCCTGCTGCACCTGCACGGTGTCGAGCTTGCGCGCCATGGCCAGGCCGTCCTCGATGCGCGCCGACTGCTCGGACCACACACCGACGAAGGTCTGGCTGGAACCGGCCAAATCGCTGCCGCTTCCCGCCAACGGCGGGTTGACCTGGGCGTAGATGCCGTCCAGGCGCGTGCCTTGGGCGGTGACCTTGCCGTCGAGCTGGGTCGCCTGGGTCTGCAGGGTACTGATGGCCTTGGCCTGCCCTGCCGCCTGACCGGCCACGTCACCGACGCGACTGGTCAGGTCGGTGATGGACGACCCCTGGGCGACCAAGGTCTGGCCCTGCTGGCTGACCGTCGCTCCCAGTTCGCTGATGGCACCGGCATTGGCATTGTCGGCCTGGGTGACCCGTCGCGCGACAATGTTGCACCACAGCGAGCGACCGGTGCCGTTGGCCGGCTCGGTGCGGATGAGAATACGCCCCTTGACGGTGCCGGCCGGTGCCTTGACCCGCCCGCTCAGTTTGCGGAAACCCTTGGCGCTGGCGGCCGGGAAACTGAAAGCCGCCAGGTAGCCCAGGTTCTTGTTGTCCTTGTCGTAGAACTGCATCTGCAACTGGGCTGTCTGCCCGGCAGCCATTTCATCGGCACTGACCTCGGCCACCAGGTCGAACTGCTCCTCCGAGCCGCAGAGGATGTTGTTGGTGGTGCCGCAGAAGCTGTTGCCATAAAAGGCGATAGCTTTGCCATAACGGGTGCCGGCCAGGTTGGCCGGGACGACCACCGCAGGCGCCGGATACAGCTTGGTGTCGAAGGTCCATGGCTGGGCGTCGCCATCCTCGAAGTCGCCCTTGATCACCAGATTGTCCGGCTGCTGGCCCAGCGCTGCCTTGAGGCCCGTGATCGCCGAAGCCTGGCTGTCGAGCTTGCCCTGAGTTTCGCTGACCTTGTTGCTCAGCGTGGTCAGGGCCGCGGCGTCCGCCTTGCCCGACAAGGCGCTTTGCAAGCCGGTGAGCTGGGTGTTCTGCACCGTGTTGACGCCTTCGGCGGCGGTGATCTGGCTTTCCGCCTTGCTCATCCGCGCCGCCAGGCCGTTGCTGTCCTTGACTACCTGGCCGACATCCAGCCAGTAGCCGGCACTGGGCGGCGGCGTCTTGACCGGCACCGCCTTGAGGGCCTGATACAGCCCCTGGGCCTGGCGCACGATATCGCCTGTGACATAGGCCTTTGCCGAGTCGTAGCTCAGCGCATTGGCGGCGCGGGCGACATCGTCCAGGCGCGTTTGTACGTCACTGTTCAGGTTCTGCAGACGCTGGTTCACCGAGCCATTGCCCGTGCCATCGATCAGCTCGATACGCTCGAACAGGTGCTTGCCCAGCGCCGACTCGCTGATCTTGCCGGAGAAGTAGCGGTCATAGTCGCTCTGCTCGGCGCTGGACTGCCCACGCACGCCGGTGCCCTCCGGGTACCACTTGCCGACGTTGCCGCTGCGGTCCACCAGGCGCGCCCAGAAGAACAGCTGCGCGCCGGCGGCCAGACCCTGCAGCTCATGCTCGGCCTGCGGGTAGGCAAAGTCGCCGAGCTTTTTCGCATCGACCCGATTGGCGCTGCTGCCATACCAGATTTCCGTACGCTGGGTATCGCCAGTACCTTCGGGGAACCGCCAGTCCAGAGCGATGGCGAACACCTTGCTGGTGGCCAGCAACTGGGCCACTGCCGGTGGCGTGCCGAGTTTGCCTTTGAGCGGGGTCAGCTCGGACAGTTTCCAGATCGAAGTGATCTCGCCGACGCTGATCGAACGGACCCGCGCCAGGTAGTCACCGGCGTAGATCCCGGTGACATCGACGCTGGTGGCTCCGCTGCGCGGCAAGCTGATCCAGTTGCCGTCGTCCTTGCGCCATTGCACCTCGTAGGCCACCGCGCCGGGCACCGCTGGCCAGGCAATGGTCAGGGTGCTGACCGCCAGGCCCTGGCTGACCGCGTGGTTGCTGCTGAGGCTGACGCTGTTCGGCGGCGGCACCAGGTTGATCGGCGTGACACTGATTGGCCGTTCCTCCAGCCGCGCGCCGCTGTCGATGTGGGCAAACTTGCTCGGCTCGTACTGCACCGCGCTGATCTCGTAGACCCCTGGCTCGGGTCGCGACACGCTGGTCACGCGGTACAACGGCACGCTCAGATCCGGCGCGTCCAGCGCCCAGACCAATTCCGCCTCGGGTGCGACGCTGTAGGCGGTGGTCAACGTCAGGCGACGACCTGCGACCGCCTCAACCGTGCGTGCTTCGCAGGTGCCGTCGGGCAGGTTGAGAATCAGGCGGTCACCCGCCTTGGCCTGGGTATCGCGGTCGAGGGTGACCTGGCGGCCACTTGCTGCGGCGATCCGGCCGCCGATAGCGCGTCCGGCCAGCAACTCGTCGGCCACCGGAATGACGAAGCCCGGCAACGGGATGCGCCCGTCCATGCCGACCCGGAAGCTGATGCCACGGTCACGGGCATTGGTCGCCAGCGCCCACTTGCCACGGCGTTGAGCCTCGGATTCGCGGGTGCAGCCGATGGCGCTGATTTCGAGCGGGTTGTCGCCGTAGCGACGCTGCAGCTTCTCGTCGGTGACTACCGTGACGTCGGTGTCGTAGCTGTTCAGCGGGTTGTCGTAGCTGATCAGCGCGCGGCTGTAGCGGCTACGCTCCGAACCACTGGAATAGTTGAACTTGCCGCCGATGACATTGGCCCGGGTGTAGGCGAAGTCGAAGTCGGTGGCCCGTGGCATGTCGGCCAGGCTGTACAGCTGGCCCTGGGCCCAGTAGGTCATGCCGCGGTAGATGCCGGCGATGTCGCGCAGCAGCGACCAGGCCTCGGCCTTGCTCTGCAGGTTGAGGTTGCAGATGAAGCGCGGTTCCTGGCCGCCCTTGCCATCGGGCACCAGCTGGTCGCAGTACTGGGCGATGCGGTACAGCTCCCACTTGTCGACCATCCACGGCTTGATCCGGCGGCCGAGGCCGAAGCGGTCGTTGGTGCAGATGCCATAGGTGACCCAGGCCGGGTTGTCGGTCCAGGCCTCCTTGAAGGTGCCGTCCCACACGCCGATATAGGCACGGGTGTCCGGATCGTAGTTGCTCGGCACCGGCCACTTGCGGCCCCGGCACTCCACGGTCACCGCCGGAATGTTGCGGAACTGCTCGGCGGAAAACTCGATGTACAGCAGTGCGGTGTTGGGGTAACGCAGCTTGGCGTCGATCACCTCGGTCAGGCCGGCGAGCTGCATGGTGTCGGCGACCTTGTTGTTGTTCTGGTTCGGCGTCAGCCGGCGCACGCGCAGGGTCCAGCCGGTCAAGGCCTTGGGCAGGTCGATGCGCCGGGTGCGCTCATAGGCGCTGGTGGTCTTGCCGTGCACCGCGTCCTTGAGAACTTCTTGGTAGGTGCCGCCATCGGTGGCCACCTCGACCACGTACTCGATACGATGCCCGTTGATATTGCCGGCACTGTCCATGGCCTGCAGCGCCGGCCAGGCGAAGCGCAGGCGCACCGCCGAAAGCCGAGTGTCGTTGATGGCATGAACCCAGGGCTTGTCACTGCGCAGTTCGATGCCCTGGCTGATCTCGTTGTCTACCGACGGGATACCGGGGATGTGGGGCTGCTCCACCGAGCCGGTGCGCCACTCCCATTTGACGCCAGGGAAGTTGTAGTTGCCCTGGTCGTCCATCAACGGCGTGCCGTCAAGATAGATGTCGCGGGCAGTCGGGGTGCCGGCGAACTCGCCTTCGCCAATGGCCAGGAGCATCTTGGCCACCGCGACCGAGCGCAGGCTGTCCGGTGCCTCGACCGGCGTCTTGGGCTTCTTCTGACCACCTTTGCGACCGGTGATCACGGGTCTGTTGGTTTCGCCCATGTATTCCTCCAGGCGTAAAAAAACCGCCTCCGAGGCGGTTGGCTGAATAGAGCCGGGGATGCAGGCTCGCTATGGCGCTGTACCTGGCGTTATGACCTGACGCTCAGAGCCGGTCCTCGGCATAGATCGCCGCGCTGATGATGGCGCCGCCCCAGCGTCGCTTGCCCACGCACAGCGGCACCGGGTTGCCGGACGCCGTGGTGTTGCGCGCCGCGCCAAAGGCGTAGCCGGGGGTATTTTCCGGCGCTTGGCTCATGCTCAGCCCTTTGGGCTGCGGGCTGAGCAGCTGCATCACGCCGCCAAGCGCCATCGCCGCGCCCATGTGGGCGACGAACCCGGCGGTTCCTTCCGAAGCGAAGGCCGCGCCGACACCACCGCTATAGATGGCGGCCGCGGCAATCATGACGATGCCGACGATGGTCTGCAGGGTGCCCGCCCGCTTGCTGCCGATGACCACCGGCACAATGCGGATTTCTTCCCGAGCCTGGAAACCCAGCTCCGACTCGCCGACATTGCGGCGGTCGTTGAATACGGCAAACTCCAGGCCACGCGAGCGGGCATTGGCGAGAAAACGCTCGAAACCAGGCACCAGCACGCACAGGGCCTTGATCGCCTCGCGGGGTGTGTTCACCGCCAGCTCGAAGGTCTTGCCGAACTGGCGCAATTGGCCACCGAGCCTGACGCGGGTCAACGGCGAATCAATGGTGGTTGCTGACATGGCAACTCCTTCTGCGAAAAGCGGCTGCCCGGGGCAGCCGTATTGACCGAGCCATGCCCTGGCCTCACAGGCGATCCTCGGCGTAGATGGCGGCGCTGACGATCGCCCCGCCCCAACGACGCTTACCGATGCACAGCGGAACCGGCAGGCCGGTGGTGACGGTGTTGCGGGCATTGCCAAAGGCATAGCCCGGCGTGTTCGAAGGGCTGGCGCTGAGCTTGAGGCCCTTGGGCTGTGGGCTGAGCATCTGCATCACGCCGCCGGCCATGAGGCCGGCGCCCATCTGCACCGCCCAGGTCTGCCCGAAGTACATCCCGCCGACGATCATCACCGCCCCGACGATGGTCTGCAGGATGCCGCCACGCTTGCTGCCGGCCAGTACCGGAACGATACGGAGCTCGCTGGTGCCGCCCAGCGCGAAGGCCTTGCTGTCGACGTTGCGGCGATTGCGGAAGATCGCGAAACGCATGCCAAGACGGTCAAGCCGGCGGATCTCCTCCTCGAAACCTTCCAGGGTATTGCGCAGGGCCCGGAACACTTCCCAGGCCTGGCCGCTGTCCAGGCGGCGCCGGTGTTCCCGGCCAAACTTGCGTGCCAGGACACCGGACAACTTGATGGTGGTCAGGGCCGGCACATTGATCACGGATACAGCCATCTAGGGCCTCCTGTGCGAATCTTCATGAATCGAAAGCCGCTCATTCGCCAACCTCGGCATCGCGGTGGCGCAACACCAACCGGGTGCGATCCAGCCACGGCCCACCGAACACGATCACTTCGCTGGGGCGTCCATACAGATGGTGCAGCAGGAACGGGCCGGCGCCAGCGGGCGTCCATTGCTCACCAGGCAGGCGCGGATCATTGCCCAGATAGATACCGGCATGGTTGGGGTGCGCGGTACGACCGATAGCCATGACCAGCATGTCGCCACGTCGCGGGGTGTCGACGGCGACGAAGCCGGCATCGGCATAGGCCTGCTCGTACAGGCTCGGACCCTGGGCATCCTCCCACCAGCCATCCTCGCGGGCATAGGGAGCAAAGGTCAGGCCCCATTCGCGCTGATACCAGTCGGCGCATACCTGCCAGCAATCCCACAGGCCATGCACAAAGGGACGCCCCAGCAACGGGGTGTCGCCCTTGGGCAGGATCGTGCGCAGGTCGCCTTCCGGCCAGGACAGGATATGCCAAGGCAGCCCCGTGGCCTCGCACATGGCCAGATCGCGGGTGGACGGCAGGCTGCTGGCGTCAGGATGCGAATGCACCACCGCGACAACCTCCCCGAGGTCTTCCGCCGCCGCGTAGTCGTGCGGATCGATGCGGAACTCTTCGCCGGGTTCGTTGGCGGTATTGCGACAGCGTTGATAGACCAGCCGCCCGGCCCGGTCGATGACCAGCCCACAGGCTTCGCGGGGGTAGTCCTCGGCAGCATGGACGCGAATCGCCTCGAGCAGGTCAGGTGCCATGGTTCAGCTCCGGGCAATCAGCGAGACGGCCGGGAAGCCGCCGTGGGGCAGTTCGGCCGCCTCTCCGAAGCGCAGCTTGCATGAGCGCAGGCCCCCCTTGCAGCGATCCTTGGCCGGATCGTCGGTGGGACGGTCCTCGTCATCGAAACGCAGGCTGCCGGTATAGCCGCAGTTCGGGCCACGGTAGCCATTGGTCATCGCCCAATGGCAATAGGCGGTCATCTGTCGGCCTGGCAGGCCGTGGCTGTCGATCTCGCCGGGCGAGGACAGTTCCCACTGCACCTGCTCGTCGTCCTCCTGGGTCTTCTGGTCGAGAAACCAGATCTCCAAGGCCTCCTGGGTGGGATCGGCCTGGCTGTTGCCAGTCGCGAAATTACGCGCGTCCAGGTACTGACCGAGGGTCTGGCGCACGGTCAGCTTGAACTTGAGCAGGTCCTCGAAGGCCAGGCACAACGCCGTGACCCGGCCATCGACGTTGCCGGCGGTGAACTTTGGCCGGGTGGCCCTGCCATTGCTGTTGGCACCGATGCCGTCGATCTGCACCGGCCAGGCGGCATACTCATTGCCCTGCCACCAGATCGAACGAGCCGGCAGGTCAGCCGCGTCCAGCACATCGGGTTCATGGGTGATGGCATGACCGTGAAAGCGCAGGGTATCAGCACCGAACTCGCTGCCGTCGATCTCGAACAGCACGATTTCCGCGCCCGGTTCGAGTTTCTGGATGTCATTGATCAGCGCCATGGCGGCTCTCCTTGGTCATGGATGAAAGGCCTGCTCGAACGTCGCGCTGATGCTGTACAAGCCACCACCCTTGGCGGTGGGCTGGTAGCCCTTGCAGCGATACAGGCCCGGCTTGCCCAGTGGCGCGGTCCAGCGGAACGCGCGGCTGCCAGCGTGACGGTCGAGGAACTCGGCGATCGCGCGGATCTTGATTTCGTCGCCGATGAACACCAACGGCCAGGACTGGCTGCGGTTGTTGATCCCGTCGGCCACCGCCTGTTGGTAGCCGTCGCCGAACTGCACCGTGCGCACGCGGTACTCCACGGTCCCGGTCGGTTCGGTCTTCGGGCTCCAGGTAAAGGTTTCCATGTGATGTTCTCCTTGTTCAGCGGCCGTGAATCGCCGACCAGATCTGCCCGCCCGGCATCAGCTCGCGGGAAATCTGTTCGCTGGCGCCCTGGCGGGCGGCACCGGCATAGGCGTTGGCCAGGCGCTGGGTATTGCCCTCACCCGCCGCGCTATTGCCGTCGCCCGCGGCCACGTTGATGGTCTGCTGGATCACCACTTCGCTGCTGTGGCTGGCGCCGGAGCCGCCGCCCAGCGCGCGAACGCCCAGCGCGCCATCGGCGCCGCGGGTCAGTGGCATGATCGCCTCAGGACCGGCCTCGCCGAACAGCGCCATCGGCGCCAGGGTCGGCGTGGTCGCGACGCCGTTGGTGAAGGCGCCCCCCTTGGCGAAGGCGGAGCCGCCATAGGTCACACCTGAGGCGTTGATTTGCGGGGTGAAAGTGGTGCTGGTGCCACCCACGGACATATTGGTGGCGGTTGGAGCGGCGCCACCGCTGAACCACGAACCGACCAGGTTCATGCCGAACCCGAGCAGACTGCTCAGAGCCTTGGAGGCTGCAGTCTTGGCGGCCAGCGCGGCCATATCGGCGATCACCGACTTGGCGAAGTCAGAGAACGACAGCTTGCCGGTAGTGGCAAAAGTCTGCACCGCATTGCCCATGCGATCGAAGACGCTGGCAAAGACAGCTTGCGATTGCGCCGCGACGTTGCTGGAGGTCTCCAGATACTCCTCCCAGGCCGCAGAGGCGCCGACCATCCAGTCGCCACGCGCCTGACTCATCATGTCGTAGTCGTTGAGTACCTGGTTGGTCATGTCGGCATGCCGGGCACGCATGTCCTCCAACTGCTGCTGGTAATTCGCGCCATCGGGGCCTGCGGCGCTCAACGGGTTGGCCTGCTCGAACTGAGCCCGTTCGGCATAGTAGCCTTCGTCCACCTTGAACAGCTGGTCGGCCAGCCCGCCCCGGCGCTTGCTCATGCTCATCTTCGCCACTTCGAGCTCGGCACTGGCGTGCTGCTTGCGCAGCGCCTCGCTGTAGGGCCGCTCGGGGGCATCCTGCACGGCCTGCTCCCAGCTCGGTGGCGCGTAGGCGGACTGGAAGCGATCCAGCGCTTTCCTCGAGATGTCCAGGCTCGAATCGGCGACCGCGCCCACACTCTTGAGGTACTTGGTATTGAAAGCCTCGACGTTCTTCTGCATCTCGCGCAGGGTGCGGTCACTGAGGGCCGAGGCCCTTGACAGTGCCCGTTCGAGGCTGGAGAGGTCGATCGTCGGGCTGAAACTGGCAAGGTTGGTTGCCATGGGCCTACTCCCTGATCATGATGAAACCCGCCGTGGCGGGTTTCGTGAAGAAGGTGGTGCCGATCATCAGCACCACTGCTGCATGGCACTCTCGAGCGACACCCCCTGGCGCCGCTCGTGAGGCATGAAATCGATCAACTCGGCGCTGCCGCCGGCTTGATGGTTGGCCTGCAGCGCCAACATGGCGATGCTGGCCTCCAGCCGGCGACCGCCGTGCAAAGAGCCATGGCGCTGGATGTACTGCGCCCAGTCCCTGGCTTCTGCGTAGCTCAGCCGTTCCTTGGCTTCGCTGATCGTGCGGCCGCCGATGCCATTGAGCACCAGCTCATGCCAGAACTCATCGGCGGCCGTCAGTTCTTTGCCGGGGTATTACCGGTGCCATTGACTTCGTTGATGGCGTTGAGCAGCACGAAGCCCAGCGAGGGTTCGAGGTTGAACGCGTCCTCGACGCCCAATGGTTCGTCCCCTTCCTCGCCGAGGCTGATGGACGCGGCCAGGTAATGCGCGTTGCGGCTATGGGACGACGCCTGTTCAGCGAACAGACGCTCGATCACCCCGAACGAATGACGGCGCACATGCACCACCAGGGTCTGGGCCAGCATTTCCCCGGTCTGCGGATCAGGCCGGTTCCAGACCACTTCCTTGCGTACCCGCTGGCTGTCGACGATGCCGCCCAGGGCCTTGAGTTGATTGATGTTCATTCAGTCCTCCGGGCTCAGGCCTTTTTCGCCCAGGTGGAGCCGCCGGTGCGCTGGATGCTCACCGAAGTGGTAACCACCGAGTTGAGCGCAAAGTTGAACGGGAAGTCGGCCACGTAGCCTTCGAAGGCGAACCAGGTACGGGTGGCCGGCAACTCGAAGCCATCGCCCTTGCTGTTGACCGTCGGTGCCACGCCCTTGCCGTCCGACCAGCCCACCACCCACTTGACGCTGGTGTTGCCCTTGGCTTCGGACAACTGATGCAGGCGGATGTGGCTGGCGTTGGTCGGGTCGGCGTTAAGGCCCAGGGTGGCGGTGCCAGGAGTGCGCAGGCCTTTCTTGTAGGTGCGCTCGGCGGCGTCGAGGGTCGTGTCCTCGATCTGCTCGGCCGGGGCGCCACCCGGTTCGAACGAAGTTACGTGGTCGACTTCCAGCACGCTGAGCGGGCCGGTGCCGGAGAGCGGTGGGACCAGCGCATAGATCTGGGTGCCTTGGGTAAGAATCGACATAGAGGTGTTCTCCTTGAACATGATGAAAGCCGCCACGGGAATCCCGGGCGGTCGGACGGGTGTTGCAGGTAAAGGGGGAAAAATTCAGGCAGGCTTTGAACCATCGAGATAAGGCGGTGCATCTGGGTCCGGCTCACGGCTCTTCAGATAGGCCACCAGTTGCTCATTGCTCAATGCCAGCCGCTCGATCGACTGCCCCAGGGCGGTCTGCACCGACGCCTGGTTGCTCAGGGCTGCCAGGAGTGCTTCCAGCTGTGCTTCGTTCATGCAGGGCTCCCGTTTCAGCGGCCACGATCGTCGGCGTCGACGCTGGCCGATGGTTGCTCGATGCCCAGGCGGCGAGCCGCCCAGCGTTCATAGAGGCCGATGGCGACATCGGCCCCGGCCATGGCGGTGAGGCAGCCGAAGGCGCTGGCGCTCCAGATCGACATGCCGCTGGCGTACAGCAGCATCACCGTCGACACGCCGCAGACCATGCACGCTCCAGAGCGCAATAGCAGCCGGCGCACCAGCGCCCAGCCCCGGGCGCCGGCTTTGTCGGCCCGCCACATCTCGCCGGAAAGACCGCCCAGCAGGGCCAGAACGATCACCAGCCAAAGCGGCATGTCGAGCAATGCCTGTTGTTCACTTGTCAAAGTCCTGTCTCCTTGAAAAAAAGCCACGCTCAACCCTCCATCGACTGGATGATCGGCACGACGGGAAGATCCTCGGCCAGGACATGCAGCATCAGCGTGCTGACCAGCCGGTAAGGCTGGCCGTCGCGGGTCACGGTCACCAGCAGGTCGCCGGAGACTTCATCATGTTCAACCGCCACGTCAGCCTTGCTGTCCATCTGGCTGAGCGAGTAGCCCCAGCCGACGCTTGCGGGGGGGAAAGGCACCAGGCCGAGGCTGCCGGTGATCTTGAACCGCCCCTCACCGAGTGCCAGCGAAGCCAGCTGTGCCTGCGGGGGAGTGATGTCGTAGGTGCTGCCATCGTTTAACAGCGTGATGATTGCGCGCATTCAGGCCACCTTGATCGTGCCGTCGTTGCCGACCTTGCAGTTGGATGTGTTGAGCGTGGTGACGACGGTGAACGGCATCTGCTGCAAATTGGCGGCTGGTGGCGGGCCGTCGACCACGATGCCCCAGTCGGACTCCTGTCCACCTGGCATGGCCAATGCCCCGGTGTTCAGGCAGCTGACCGCGAAGCGTGGGTAATAGGCCCTGGTCGGGAACTTCAAGTACAGGTTGGCCAGGCCGTTTTCCTCGTACAGGATGATCTGCAAGCCGTTGTTGGCGGCCAGGGTGCCCATCTCCCGCGAGGACGTGTTGACCAGCGCGGTCGCTGCGACGATCTTGCCGTCATAGAAGTACCAGCTCAGGTCGATGGTGATCGGTGACGTGTAGGTCGCCAGGCAGCCGTGTAGTCGCACCATTGGCGCGATGCCACCGGCGCTGGGCACCTTGGTCTTGAGCGTGAAGGCATTCACGTAGTTGGACACTGCCATCACCCCGACCTCGCGGTACAGCTGCCCGGACAGCGTCGAGTAATCCGGCTGAAAGGCACGGTCCTTGAGCTGCGCCAGGTTGCGGTTGACCTTGTCGAAGCCGGTGCGCACCGTGTCGCCACCGACGCCCGTGGGCGCCGTGCCCATGTTGATGATTTCGAAACCCATTTCACCTCCGTTTCGATGAATTTCGTAGGAATGAAGCTGGCGGGACGTTGGCCCGCGCTCTGCCTCGGCATTCCAAAAAGCCCGCTTCGCAGGCTTTTCAGTAATGCGTTGATCAACCGCCGACCACGACTGGTGACGCCGTGCGGTTGCGCTTCAAATTGGTGACTCCGACCGCGGCCGCCTGCCCGCCGGATAACTGATCGTGGTGCTTTACGCTGCACACCCGGGCCAGTTGCCAACCCTCTGAACCGTCGAGGCCTGTTCATCGCTGCCTGTGTAACAACCGGTTGCTGACCGGCTTGAGACACAGATTATGCATGTATGCATATACAGTCAATGCATTTTTAGAAATATTTATGCACTGGCATTTGCCGAAATGCATGAAGGCCTTATCGGATGCGGTGTGTAGGGTTTTTCTGAGGGCGAAAAAAAACCCGCCGAGGCGGGTTTTTATCGAGGGTCGGTATCAACGAGCGTACATGCCCCACCAGAAGACGTGGCCGAGGAGGCTGATCTGTTCTTCCTGCATCTGCTGGAAGCTGTAGTCTTCGTCAGGGTGTTCGTCGCGGTTGAAGCTGCGCAGGCGAATGCCGGTAGGCAGGCGGTACACCTGCTTCACCCGCAGCTGGCCGTTATGGTTGATGGCATAAAGGTCACCGTCGATGATGTCACCGATGGTGCATTTGCCGGTGTTGACCCCGACCGTGGCGCCGTCGCGCAGCACCGGCAACATGCTGTTGCCACGCACTGTCACGCACTTGGCGTGGTCGAACTGCACGCCATTGTGGCGCAGGCTGCGTTTGCCGAAGCGCAAGCGAGCATTCTCGCTTTCCTCGATGACGAATCTTCCTGATCCTGCTGCCAACTCGACCTCACGAAGAAAAGGCACGGACACCTCGTCGTCCTCGACGGGTGTTTCATCGTCCCACAGGCTGATGTCGCTCAGGGCCGCATGGCCTTGAGTGAGAGGGGCCGCGTCACGCGATTCGCCCAGTTCGACGCGGCCGCGCAACTGGTCGGTGCTCACGCCGAAGTACTCGGCGATCTTCGAGACGTGCTTGTCCGAAGGATCGACGATCTTCTCGCTGAGAATCCGCGACAGGGTGGATTGA